CCCCGGCATCACGATCTCGGTCGGCCCGAAACGCCACCACTGGCGGCTGTCATCGCCGACCGAGATCGTGATGCCGGGGACCACGCTGGATGGGACGTCACCCGGAACGGCGTTCTGGGCGGCCAGGTTCCAGCTCACCAGCGCGAACAGCCAGTTGCCCTCGCTCGGGGTTCCCGTCCCGCCGCCGACCGAGGTGGACGCATCCAGCGGGATCACAGCGGACGCGGCGCCGGCTGGCATCGACGTGAACGTGTCCGGCTGGAACGTGCCCCCGGCCCACTGGTTGACCACGGTTACACCGGACGGCGGGGGACCTGACCCGCTGACGTCGATCGACAGCGCCTGGGTGGCCGTGTTGCCGAAACTGTCGGTGACCTTGAGCGTGAAATCCGATGTGCCGGTCGCAGTGGGCGTGCCGGTGATCGCACCCGTGGCTGGGTTCAGGCTCAGGCCGGCGGGCAGCGACCCGGACGAGATCGACCAGGTGTACGCCGTATAGCCGCCGGCTGCTACGACGGTCTGGCTGTACGGGACGCTCTGCGACCCGGCTGGCAGGCTCGAGGTGGTGATGTCGAGCGCTGCGGGGGCGAACGCGTACCAGACACCGGCGAGGTACTGGCCCGCGGCGTTCGCGATCCCCGCGGCCGTCCAGTCCAGGCCGTAGGAGTCGGTGATCGCCAGCGTCGTAACGTCGCCGGTGACGCCGCCCGCGGCTGCGAGAGCCACCAGGAGCGTGCCCGTCGGCGGGGTGAAGCTCGGTGAGGTGACCGCGGTGGCCGCGGTCGTGTCGGCCACGGCAGGGCTCGACGCGTCAACCGCGATCGACCCGCCCGATGGCAGCACCTCGAGCAGCGCGATGCCGCCCGGGTACGACGCGTCCGTGCCGACCGTTTCGGCGCCTGGCGTGCCCGTGGCCGCGTTCTGGATCGTGGCGTAGTTCAGGCCGTTGGCGGTGTCGAGGACATTGTCGAGGAACGTGGTCCCGCCATCGGCGGGCATCGCCTCGCCGGAGTAGCCGTTGACGACGGCGCCGACGACAACCGACCCGGTTTCGGTGGTCGTAATGGCGAGCTGGTGCGCGGCGCCGCCGGACTGCGGCGTGGGCGCGTTCGGCGGGGCGCCTACGGTCGCGTGGTCGAGGACCAGGACATGCAGCAGCGTGCCAGCGTGGGTGTCGCCGCCCTGCGTGGCGGTGACGGTCAGGTCCCCGGTCGGCCCGCCGGTGCCCGCCAGCAACGCGACCTCGGCGTCGAAGTAGGCGGGCTCGTCGACGTAATCGTCGTCCTGGGTGGCCCAGAAATAGCCGGCGTTGAAACTGGAAACCGACAGCGCCTGCGCGGCTTCCATGTCGGCCTGCGACGGGCACGTGTTGCAGGTGACGCCGATCTGGCTGGACGGGTAGTCAAAAAGCCACGGCGCGGTGGCTACCGCGTTCGCTGCATCGCCGGCGAACGCCGCGTAGTTGTCCTCGCAGACGATGACGATGTCGCCGATCGGCGTCGACAGGTAGCTTTCGGCCGGAATATCACCCGCGTTGAGGATGACTTTCGCGCCGCCGTGCGCACTGTGGACGTAGTTGACGAGGCTCGTGTAATAGGCCTCGTTGCCGGTGGTGCAGGCGCACACGTCGAACAAGATCGACGAGATGCCGTAAAACGAATACCAGTCGTTGATCTGCGCTTCGCACGCGGCGAGCGACACCGCGGCGCCGTTGGTCGAGACGTACCCGACCATCAGGATCCCGGCCGCCGTGGCCTCGTTGTAAATGTCCTGGAAGTTGGTTTCGGTGCCGGTGCCCGGCCCGGAGTCCACGTTGGCAACGAGGATCTTCGTGGTGGGCGCGGCGCCGATCAGCGCAGTCCAGAACGCCGACGGCGGGTAGGAGTAGGGCGGCGCCATGATGAACTGGGTCTCGGTCACGCGTGCCCTCCTCGGAGTGCTCGCGTGCCCGCAGGCCCCAGTCGGTCAGACGCCCCGCCCTTGCAGCTGCAGGCCGCTCTTGGTGTTCCGGCGCGCCTTCTGCAGCGTGAACTTCTGGTTGACCCGGGCGATCTGCTTCCCGCCGATGACAATCGGCTGGCTCTGGATCAGGTGGATCTCGATCGGCGGCTCGGCGCCGCCGAACCCGGCCCCGCCGGAGCCGTACAGCCGGGTCGGCAGGTACCCGGTCGCCGCGCCGGCCATCCGCTCTCCGGCGGCCGCGACCGCAGCGCGCTTGGCTTCCATCCCGGCGATCAGCCCGTCGCCGAGCTGGGAACCGATCTCCATGGTGGCCTGCGACGGCGACGAGATCCGCAGCGCCCGCTTGAGCGCGGCGACGAGCTCGTCGGCGATCTTCTTCATTTCCGAATCGACGGTCTTGAGTTCGGACCGCAGCCCGGCAGCCAGGCCCTTCCCGATATCGGAACCGGACTCGTACGCGGCGTTGGCGCCGGTGATGCCGAGCGACTTGCTCGCGGCGGCGATCTCGGCTTCGAGCTCGTTGATCTGCTTGATCCCGGACTTGCCGCCGGCCAGCAACTGGTCAGCGATGGGCAGGCCGCCGGTGACGCCCTCGGACAGCAGCGACTGGATCTGGGACTCGCCGAGTCCCTCCTTTTTGAGTTTGGCGATGTCCTCTTTGAACTGCTTGGTCTGGGCGAGCTGGGCCTGCAGCGCCTGGGTGATCGACCCGTAGACGGGCGTCGCCGCAGCCTGGCCGAGGTAGGTGTCGCCGTATGCCGCGGTGACCGTCGACGCGGCGATCTCAGCCGACTTGACCGACGCGGCGAGCGCGTCAGCGGCGGCGATCTCGTTTTCGAGGTTCTTCCGCTGCTTGGCCAGCGCGGTGAGCCGGGTGTTGTCCTCGGTCAGCCACTTCGAGAACTGAGACTCGGTCGCCGTGGAGATCACCCCGGCCGCCGCAGCGGCCTTGACCTCGTCGCGCATCTTGGTGATCATCGCGTCGATGGTCGTGTTCTTGTACGGGCTGGCCTGGTCGAGGACGTCGTTGATCGCGTTCTGGACTGCGGTTTTGCCGCCTTCGAGGCCGACGATGAACCCTTCGACGGTCATCCTGCCGATGTCGGCGAACTTGGTCGACGGCGAATGGATGCCGAGCTCGGACATGGCGCCCTCGATGGCGTCCTTGCCGAGGGATTCGGCTTCGCTGAGCAGGCTCCCCGCCATGGACGCCATGCCGTGGATCAGGCCTTCGACAACGTTCTCACCTGCGGAAACCAGCCAGCTCGCAGCCCCGCCGAATACGTGCTCGATGTCGCCGGGCCACTTCTCCACATCGCCGACGATCTTGGTGCCCGAGTCGACGACCGCGGTGGTCATGCGGCTGAAATCGCTGCTTACGGCGTCGTAGATGTGCTCGCCTGTGGTGACGATCTGGGACGTCAGATCCCAGGCCTCCATAACTTCCTTGATCGCGTGGGTCCAGGCCCCGGTCCACACGTTGATCGTTACGTCGAGGACGTGGAACGCGTTCTGGATGTCCTTCGGCGAGAACGTGGTGATGAACTTGCCCCAGTCCGTCACAAAAGTGCCGATGAACTGGCCTATGGCCTGCTCCGCCGGCTTGATGTCCGGCTCGATTTGCTGCATCCACTTCTGGAACCCGGTCGGGTTCGGTGGCGTGAGTTCCTGCTGCATGTGGGTCCGGAGTTGCTCCGGGATCCGCACATTGTTGAGCTCGTTCTCGTAGTCGTGCGGCGCCTTGAAAAACTTCTCGAGGCTGCCGAGCAGGGAGTCGACGCCGCCCGCGCTTTCCCGCGCCAGCGGCAGGAACGTCGGCAGCAGTTCCTCGGCGACCTTAAGACCGTCGTTAAAGGTCTTGAAAACGTCGGGCTCGAAATCGCGGGCCAGTTGCCGGTACTCGCCGGACAGGCCGGAGATGTCGTGCATGACCGGCCGGATGTAGGCGGGCACGTCGGCGTAGGCAGCCTTGAGTTTCGCTGCGTCCGTCGCGGCCTCGGCCAGGTTCTCAGTGGTCGGGTCGCGTTTCGCGGTCTGCTCGGCCTGCAGCCAGTTCTTCCGGGCTGTCGAGATCGCGTCGTAGGAGTCCTTGAGTTTGTCCAGCGACGGCAGCGCGAGGATCACGGCGGGCACGACACCGGTGATGGCAGCCGACACCCCGGCGACCAGGCCACCCGCCTCGGTTGAGATCGCCAGGACCGCGGTCAGCGCCCCGGCCGCGATGGCCAGGTTGCCGGCCAGGCCGCCGACCCCGCCGCCGCCTTCGCCGCCGACACCGAACAGGTCGAGGAGCTTCCCGGCGAACCCGAGACCCTCACCGCCGCCCGATTCGGCGGTCATCGCGGCGTCGGCGGCTGCCTGCGCGGCTGCGAGCGCCGACGCGCCGGCTGCGGCCTGGGCTTCGGAGTACCCGAGCTCGAGCAGCGCGTCGCGTGCCTTCTTGGCGATCTCGTCGGTGGCGAGCAGGTCCAGGTTCAGGAACGCCGCGGCCGCGGACGCTTCGGCGGCTTTGTCCCGGGCGGAGTTCAGTGCCGAGTCGAGCATCCGGATTCCGGTCGCAGCTTCACCCGACGTCGCCGCGATCGCTGTTCCGGCCAGGGACATGCCGGCGCCTTCGGCTGCCGCGTTGGCTAGGCTCTGCGCGACATCTGAAGTGGCCTGCTCTACGCCGCCGAACGTCTGGGCGACGTCCTCACCAGCGGCAGATCCGGCCGCCAGCGCAGTATCGAGCGCGTCGCTGGCTGCCGTCAGCACGGCGAGGTCCTCCGCCGATCCGGTCGCGTCGAATGCTTTGAACGCGGCCGAAAATGCCTGCATGGCCTGCACTTCGGCCTGCACGCTTGAGACGAGGTTCCCGCCGGCTGACGCGTAGTCGTCGAGGACGCCGGCTTGGCTGGCGATCAGCGGCGTCCCGCGGGCGATGGCCTGGTCGAGGCTGTCGAGGCCCTGTTCCCAGGTGCCGGTGGCCTGCCCGGCGGCGAGGAACGACTGCACCAGGTCGAGCGACGGGCCCGCCTCGAGCGACTGCGCGAGCTCGGTCAGCGAGCGGCCGAGCGCCTCCCGCATGCTCTTGACGTAGGTATTGCCCGCCTCGTCCATCTGGACGACGAACATGTCGCCCGGGTTGTTCATGATCAGTTCGGACGCCAGAGCGGCCATAGCCTCTTTGAACGACCCGGCCTGGATCTGCGCTTCGGCAAGGTTGTCGCGGTAGTGCCCCGCGGCCGCAGCGTCGGCCTCGAGCGGTGCTGCCGCGTCACCGAGCCCGGCAGCCCCGGCCGTGACCTGCGCCTCTTCATCAGCGGCCTCGGCGAGCCGGTCCCGCATCGAGCCGGCTGCCTCGGCATCCGCCTCGAGAAACGCCTCGATATCGGCCAGGTCAGGGCCCTGCGCGACCAGCGCCTCGAACGCCTCGTTGAGGTCATCTACGGTCTGGTCGGCCTCCGCCGCGGCGTTGCGGATTGAGTCGATTTCCTCGGCCGCGGCCTCGGCGCCCTCACCGGCCTCGGACAGTGAGGCGATGGCATCGCGCAGCCCCTTGACGGCCTGCTCGAACTCCTCGGTCTTCTCGATACCCTCGTCGAACGCTTCGACCAGGCTGTCGACGTTGCCGGTGATGACTTCTTCGATGTCGGACACGGGACGATCACCCCCCGTCCGATGCCTCCGCGATCAGCGCGGCGATTGCCCACCGGGCCGCTGGCTGGATACCGCCGGCCTCGGCCCAGTCATGCGCCGGTGCCATGTACGGCCGGGCCGGCAGCGTGACGTGCATCGCGAACCGGCGTTCGCCGTCCTGGATCCACGACAGCGAATGCCGCCACTCGCGGTCGTGCTCGCGGATGCCGCGCACAGCGTGACCGTGGTAGGCGATGCCGCGCGCCGGCCCGGGGTGAGCGTGGATCGTGCCGCCGTGTTCCTGGATCGCCGCATAGACGATGTGCGGGCCGCACCGCACCGTTGCCGACGTCGACCCGGCCGCGGCTTCGGTGACCGTGACCGAGTTCGACAGGTTGCCGGTCCGGCGCGCTGGCGGCTTCCCGGGCGTGCTCACCGACGTGTTGAGCTCCTTGAGCACGAACCGGCGGAACGACCGTCCCATCGCGTTCGTAGCGTCGGCAGCGCCCCGGTCCGCGACCGCGTCGCGGATGCGGGTGAGCTCTGCGGCCAGGTCCTGCAGGTCCATGGCTCAGATCCCGTTCTCGATGTCGCGGATGGTGTTCGCGACCGGAACCAGCCACCGGCGCACCCCGATCGGCAGCGCGTCGTACTCCCACGGTTTGAGCCCGAACCGGGACAGGATCACGCAGTAGTCGGCGGTTCTGCGGTCGAGGCCGGGTGGGAGCTCGGCGACTCGGCCGGCGAGGTGCTCGTGGAGGATCCAGAGGGTGTCTCTTTTGGGCCCGAGCTGGTGATCTCGCTGACGTGCGGGAGGATTGCCTGGTCGATCGCCTTGCACGCACGCAGCGGCAGCACGCCGCGCATGGCGGTCGTGTAGGGCAGCGCCAGGTTCCACGGCGGCTCCGAATACGACCAGCCGGTGATCAGCCGGCCGATCAGGGCGTCCCGCTGCCGGCGGACCATGTCCTTCGGGACAGTGACCCGCCTCGGCTTCTTCGGGACCATGGCTGTGCCGTCCGGCGTGACCTCGAACGCGTCGTCGGCCTTGGCCGCGGCCTCATTCAGGTTTGCCTCTGCGTCTTCCATGCGGACTTCGAAGTAGATCTTGTGCCACGCGTCGTCGTCGTCGCCGGTCAGGCTTTCAGGCCGCCGTATGTCGATCCACGCCGCGGGCAGATCGCCGACCGGGGGAATGTCGATCCGGATGGGTTCCATGTGTCCTCGCTTCGGTGCTGGTTAGTAGGTGGGTATGGCGTTGATGAGGGTGATCTGCACCGGCGAGAACCCGCCGGAGTTCCCGGCGTTGGTGGTGTTCACGATCAGGTCGCCGCTGGAGTTGTAGCCGTAGGTGGTCTTGTTGGCCGTCAGCTTCGAGCTGTTGTATCCGGCGAGTTGCGCGGCGACGGACAGGCTGACCAGGCTCGCGCCCGACAGGCCGTTGGCCGTGGTCCAGAGCAGGGTGGGCTGCGTGTTGTTCAGGTAGTTGTTCAGCTGCGTCTGGTCGACCGCCGGGTTCACGTTCAGGTCGAATGTGCCCGACGCGCCGCCGCGGGAGATCACCGACGGGGCCTGCTGGCCGTCGATTGTGGGGATCGGGTCGATTTCCCGGTTGAGGGTGATGCCCCACGTGGTGACGTTCGAGATGAGCGTGCCGCCGACGGTGCTGGTGCCCTTCCACGACGGGATCGAGCGGACCGTGCTCGGCGCGATCGCGAACGCCGACACCGGCGCCTGCTGCGGCCACGAGGTGAGGTTCGCCGACCAGGTCAGCAGCCCCGACGCGTTGCCGCTCAGCTTCAACTGGGAGAAGCAGCCGTACGGGTACAGGTCGGCGTAGAAGCCCGCCGAGCCGGCGACCTGGTTGCGGTGCGCGAACGAGTGCGTCGGCGGCTGCCCGGTCACGCTGCCCGTCGACGACGCCGGGTTGAGCAGGGAGAACACGTGCGTGAACGGCGCGGCGACCAGGGTGATCGTGAGGGCGGTCAGGTGCGAGAACCGCAGCGGCGTCGCAGCGTTCAGCACGATCGAGGTGGCGGTCGATCCGGTGCCGACCTCGACAACCTCGGTGGTCCCGGACACCGTCCCGACCTGGATGTAGGTCCCCGCGGTCGCGACTGTGCCGGAGGTAACAGGGATCGGGCCGGCTCCGGGCGACAGCGCGGCCGTGGTCGTCCAGGTCGTGCTCTGGGACGTCCCGGTCGTCGTGTAGTCGCCCATGAGGTTGAGCAGGATGTGGCCGATCGTGTCGCCGTACAGCGGCGATTCCTTGATCGTCGACTCGGTCCAGTACGGGCCGGGCTGCTCGTCGAACGGGCCGAGAGTCATCGACCCGCGCGGCGACTGGTCCTTCAGCATCGTCTGCTTCGGATCCGGGCCGAAGTCGACGACGGGCATGGTCACAAAGTTGGCCACGGCGGGCGGGGTGCCGGTGGTGGCTTCCTTGCAGAGCAGGAGAGTCTGCGCGGCGACCGGGTAGACCGGGGTGAGGACGGTGGCGGTCAAGGCTCAGCCCTCTGCCTTCTGGCCGGTGCCGGCCGGGGTTCCGGCGGGCGCGCCGGTGGTGGTGGACGTGGTGGCCGGCTGGCCGGGCGGCGGTGCACCGGTGCCGGGGCTGCTCGAACTGCTCGAGTTCGCCGGCGTGTCCGTCACGGTGACTGAGGTCGCCGTGCCGGACGTCGGCGTCTGGGGCGCCTTGGTCTCGTCTTCGGCCTGGCCGCGGTCCGGCAGGTTCGCTTCGGCGGGGAACCAGTCCCGGTCCGGCGCAGGCCAGAACTCCGGCGCCTCCTCCGGTGCCTCGCCGGCGGCCGGCTTGGGCGGATCCCATTCGCGGTCGAACTCGCGGACGTCGCCGAACTCGACCGTGCCGACGATCTGGCCGTTGGCGTCGCGCAGCTCGGGATACGTCTTCGGGGTAACGCCTGCATAGGCGAACTCGGGCATGCGCGCCTCCTTGGGCAATAGGGCAGCAGCGAGTGGGAAGATGCGGGGTATGAGCGGTCAGGTGCGGAACGAAGACGGCCAGCGCGTCACCGCGCCCGAGAACCTGCTCCTAGCGGCCCTGCTCAAAGAGCGCGAGCGCTGCCTGCAGCCATGGCCCGAGCCACCCGAGGACGGCGTTTACAGGTTGCGGGTATCTCCGTACGTGGCCAGTAGCAGGCTGAGCAGGATCACACGCCGCCGTGGGGAATGGTCGGCGCGGTCTCGCCACAGTTGCTGCACTTCTGGGGCGGCGGCGGGCTAGCGGTCATCAGCCGTACGCCTCCTGCACGTAGTTGACCAGCGTCGCGGAGAACGCGGCGCCGCCCATCGGGTCGGCGATGCCGTCGAGGGAGAACCCCGCGGCGAGGTAGATGCCGGACGGATTCGATTCGCCGTCCCACCAGCCCGACCTGGGCAGGTTCAGCGTCAGCGAGCACCCGCCGGCGAGGGTGGGCTGCGTCATCGTGTGCACACACGGCTGCAGCAGGTTCCCGGTGTACTGGGCCATGTCCGACTGGTCCTCGAAAATCGCGCTGTACGTGCCCCTGGCGCGCAGCGGGCCCGGGTAGATGCCGACAGGTGCCTGGCCGCCGTTTATCGCCGGGGTGACCTGCAGGACGCGCGAGAGCCGCAACGTGAGCGCAAGGCCGCGGGTGCTCGCCGAGCCGTCCTGGGTAATGCCCCACTGCCACCCCGACATCGGCTGCATCGGCGACGCGTCATAAGTGAACGTGTCCTGCCCCGCGGGCGGCATCCCTGAGCAGGTGGCCCGCAGCTTGCCGTAGCCGTCCTTGGTGACCAGGAACGTCAGGCCGCCGAACACGCAGCCTGGCCAGCCGAGCGGACCAGTGCCGTCGTCCATCGTCAGGCTGAATGTCGTCGGCGCGAAGACGCCGCCCGCGCCGATCTGCCCGAACTCGTGCGTCGCCTGCGACACCGCGGCGTCGCCGGACAGGTGCTCGTACATCAGGCCGCCGGCTGGCAGCGAGACCGGGCACACGTACGGGCCGGCGCCCGACGGGGTGCCGATCTGCGCGTACTCGACGTTGCCGCCGGCTGGGGTGCCGAGCATGATGACCGCGCCGGCGGCAGGCTCAGCGTCCAGGCTTACGGACGTGGCTCCCTCTGCCGCAGGCGCGGAGAACAGGGTGGACACTCCGGGGGTGCAGGTGTCCGGGCCGATCAGCGCGCGCAGGTACCAGCCGGCGAGGTCGGCGTAGAAGTCGCTGGGGATGACCCATTCCGACCAGGCCGGGCCTTGCTGCAGGTCTTGCTCGACGGAGTCGGATCCGCGGTAGGCGGTGTCCCACAGCGGCACGATGTGCTGCTTGTAGCGTGCCCGGTCGGCGGTGAATGTCACGGGGAACGCTGGCGCCGTGTACATGCCCGGTGTGGCCTCGGCCGCGATCGCGAGCTTGGCCATCCGGGACAGGACCGACACTGCGCCTCCCGGCGATATCGTGGCGACCGTTTCAGCCGTTGACCTCGAAGTCGTCGGCCCGGTAGGTCACGGTTTCGAGTAGCGCCTTGGACTCCGGCAGCGTGTGTTTCGGGTCTTCGGGGACTATGTCGATGCGCCGCGGGTTCTCCGCCACGCTCAAGAACGCGCCGCCGTGCGTTTTGTCGCCGACCGGGCCCGTGATCCGCTGACGCAGCAGCTCGAGCGCGTCGGAGAAGTTCTGCTGCTCGGTCTCGGCGATCGGCGCCGTCGGGGTCTTGACCGGCCAGATGCAGGTCAGCACGAACGTGTACTGCGACCGGATCCGCTGGTTGGACACCCGCGTGTCGGCGACGGGGGCCATGTCGACGTAGATGCCGGGTTTCTGGCTGGCCAGCCGGGCACCGGGCCAGAACGCCTGGATCACCTCGAACGGGCCGCTGTTCGCTTTCAGCAGGTACGGCAGGCTGTCGGTGCTGGTCGTCAGCCACCCGACTTCGCGGGTCACGGCGGTTGCCGAGCTCGGCGAGGTCATGCCCGCATCCACGCCGGGTCGAGGATGTTCATCGCCGCCTCGCGGAGCTCTTCCGGCGAGTGCGAAACGTCTTCGGGGCGGAGCTCGCGGATGATCAGCGCCGCGCTCATGTATTCGTTGGCCCGCACCAGCGAGGCGGGTGTTGCGACGACGTACCCGCCGGAGTACGTGGTCCGGACCCGGGAGCCGACCGGCAGGAACAGCCCCAACTGGAACCACAGGTGACCGGTGTCGTCTGGCCCGTCCAGGATCTGCGTCGAGGCCAGGTTCTGCGCCGGCCCGCCGTACGACAGGATCGTCTGGACCGACACGCCGGAGTAGGCCCACATGTCGGGGTAGTGCGGCGGGAAGTGGTTCAGCCAGCAGTGGCGGACCAGGTTCGTTGTCCCCAGCGCCGTCGCGTAACTCAATCCCAGCGTGCCCTGGATCGACAGGGGCAGGTTCGCGGTCTCCGCGTACTCGTCCGGGTCGATCGCGTCGGCCCGCTGCGTCTCGGTGAGCGTGAACGGTGCCAGCCGCCGGCCGCATGCCTCCTCGACGAGGCGGGTGCCCTGGATCAGGTAGTCACTGACGACCGGCTCGTCGTACTCCGAGAACAGGTCGGCCAGGGCGCTTTCCTTGAGCTGCGCGTAGGTGGCGAGCGAGGGGCCCGGGTCAGCACCGGCCATGAGGCACCTCCGCCATCGTCTGCGCGTTCGGGGTTACTTGGTGCCGCTGTCCTTCGCGGGCAAGGCGCCGGTCTTGGGCTGGTCGGCCTTCGGCGCGCTGGCCGGCTTCTCGGCCTCGTGGAAGCCGCCGCCGCGGATGGCCAGCAACTGCTCGCCGAACTCGGCCGGCACCTCGACGACGTCGCCGTCTTCCTTCCACGTGTACGGCTTGCCGCAGTGGGTGAGGGTCGTGCCGCCGCTGTCCTTGGACAGGTACACCGGTGTCTCCGTTCCGGCCCGCCCGGCGGGCCAGCTCGAGGGTGGGCGGGGGATGGGCCTGGGCCGCCCCGTTGGCGGAAGCGAGGACCTCCTACACCAGGGGCGGCCCAGGGGCTCGAGGGTTAGACGGAGACGCCGACCCGGTACGCGCGGCCGACGAACTTCGGCGTCCGCACCGCCAGGCAGGTGTCACCCATCACCGCGAACGGCAGCGAGTCCGGCGACGCCGTGGTCGGGTACACGTCGAGCATCCGGGCCTCGCGGACGAACGGCCGCACGATGTTGCCGGGGTCGCGCGACATCAGGTAGATGTTCTCCTGGCCGGCGCCGGGCGGCAGCATCGCCGAGTTGGTGCCGTAGTACGCGGTCGGCAGGGTGCCCGGCACGGTCGGCCCGGTCGAGTTCTGCGGGATCAGCGCGGCGCCGGTGTCCACGATCTGGTTGGTGATGATCGGAGTCACACCGTCGGTCTGCAACCCGACGGTGCTGTCGACGTAGCCCAGGAACGTCTCCGTCCCGGACGCGCCGGCGGCCGCGGTACGCCAGACCTTGTACAACTGCGGGCCCAATCCGTCCTGCCCGGACGGCGGGGTGAACGACAGGACCACGTTGTTCCCGGTCGTGACGGCCTGGGACACCTCCACCGACGGCAGGATCTCGCCCTGCCGGGCGATGACCGCGCTGACCATGTACTTGTAGGTGCCGTTCAGCGTCGCCCCCGCGTTCGCCGCCGTCGAACCGGTGACCGTGCCGACCTGGTAGCCGCGGGTCGACAGGAACGAGGACGGGACCAGCGGCACCCGCTTATAGGTGGCCACGATCAGGCCGGCTTCGACCTCGACGTCGTTGTACCGCTGCTGCGCGACCAGCAGCTGCCCGATCTTCGCTTCCGCCGTGGTGGACATGACGAACATCCACGAGGAGTCGGAGACCGGCTCGGCCGCGTTGCCGGACACCATGTCGATCATCTCGTCGAGGGTGGACAGCGACAGTCCCCGGCCGGCGTAGTCGATGACGTTCTGCGACCCGCCCTGGGAGAAGTTGTTGATCTGCGTGTCCAGCCCGTCGAACTGCGGCTGCGCCTGGGAAGCGGTCGCGGCCGAGTTGCCCCAGCCGCAGAAAGTCTCGATGTCCCAGTAGTAGCCCTTGATGGCGCCATTGATTTCAGTTGCGCGCAGGTCCTGGATGACTTCCTGGGTGACTTCCTGCGCGTAGCCCGTCACGGCGCCGACGGCCTGGACATGCGCCATCGAGAACTGGTCCTGCACGTACGTTGACGTGCTGACCGGCCGCGCGCCGCCGTCGGGCACGGCACCACCGGACACGACGATCGTCCGCTGGTTGAAGTAGTACGTCGTGCTTCCCCACTTGCGGGTGGGGATCGCCCGGCACCACGGCGCGAAACGCCGCTGGTATTCCACCAGCACCGGGTCGATGATCTTGGGCACGAATGGCTGTGCGCCAGCCGCGGTCAGTGCCTCGCGGAGCTCTGAAGACATGGCCAATCTCCTTCTGCGTTTGGGCATGAAAAAGGCCCCGTCGTCTTTGCGGGGCCTTTAACGGGGTTGGCCATTGCTGCCCTGGGAGCACCAGCGGGGGCGCTGGCGGCCGGATCACACGTTTCGTGCGGGCCGGTGCCCGCACGCGGGGGGTGTTACTGAGCGGCGCCGCGGCGCGGGCCGTACGCGGCGGCCGCCGCGTGCGCCAGGTCCTCGTTGGAGGATTCCTGGAGCATCTTCTGGCTGCCGGGTGCGCCTTCGCCGATGGACTCGAGTACGGCGACGCCCTGCCGGGCGGCCTCGGCCACGACGCCCTTGCGGTTCACGCCACCGCGCTCGGCGGCGGCCTGACGCATCGGGACGAGCCGCTCCTCGATCATCTCGGCGACGAGCTGCTCGTCGGTCTTCGTCTCGGTCAGCCCCTCACGCTGGGCGGCCTGGGCGAACTGGGCCTCGACGAGCGCGGCGAGGCGGGCCCGGCGCTGCTCCTCGGTCTCGGCGACGGCCGCGGGCGGGGCGGGGGTGCCGGTGGCCGTGGCCACGTTCGCGGTCCGCTGCGCGGCGGCCGTGGACTCGGTCGTGGCCTGCTGGCCGGCGGTCTCACGCGCGGCGCGCTTGGCGGCCTTCCGCAGCCGGCGCGCTTCCTCGGCCTGGGCGAGGCCTGCGGCGATGCCCTCGGCGATGTGCTTCTGGACGTCCGGCGCCTGCTCCGCCGGGTTGGTGGTCTCCGCCATGGCGGGGTCCTCCGTTCCTTCTGTTTTGGCGGCAGCCGGGTCGGCGGCCGGGCCGGTTTCCTCGGTCTGGTCCTCACCGGTTTCGGCGGGCCCAGGGGCTTCAGGCGCGGTTTCTGCGCCGTCGTGGTCGGTGTCGGCTCGGGGAGCTCCGGGGACGTCGACGTCGCCGTCCATGTCCGGGTCGAGCGCCTTCAGTGCCGCACATGCCGCGTCGACGGCCTTGCGCAGGATCGGGTCGAGCTCGGACGGGTCGAGCCGGTAGTCGGAGATCGAGATGTTCGTCGGCCCGTTCGACGCGGTCAGGCAGTAGCTGCCGGACTCGGCCGGGTCGCAGCCCATGCACTCGGCGACCTGCTCGGCGAGGAACCCGGGGTCGTCGAACACCCACCCGGCCAGGCTGCCGTCGGATTCGGTCGCGACCGAGATACCGAACTTGCGGCACGCAGCCATGATCTTCGACTTGACCCGCTTCAGTTGCTGCGAGGTGTACTTGGCCGCGTTGCCCTTTTTGCTGATGAACGCGAGCGCGGCGCGGGCGTGAGCTTTGGTGTCGAGCTGGTAACGCTGCTTCTTGTCGGCCTGATAGCCGGGGTCGGCGAACGGGCCGCCTACACCCTTGGTGCCGCTGGTGCGCTTCGACATCGGTGTGCCAGCCTCTTCGACGGGCGCGCACGTGATGCAGATGCCGTTCTCGAGGATGTGCGGCGCCGGGCTGTCGGCCGACAGGGTCTCGATGATGACCGGGTCGGGCTCGCGCTCGTGGACCGGCGGCAGTTCCTCGGTGACGGACACGCGGGCCTCCAGGATGCTTTCGCAGATCGCGACACGTTCAGTGGTTTCGGTGCGGCCGGACCGGTCAGCCCACGCGAACGTGTCCACCCCCGCGCCGGCGACGCCGGGTGCGCGGGTGTAGTCCAGGCCGTCGAGCTCGAGGCCGTCCGCGGTTTCCGCTGGCCGGCCGTCGGGGCCTTTGATCTTGCGGACGGTGCCTTTCCAGAAGCCGCGGATCGACCCGCCTTTCAGGAACGGCGGCTGGCCGTCGGCGGTGTCGAGCAGGTTCGCGATGGTGCGGCCGTGGTCGGTGTCGGCGAGCGCGGCGGAGAACCGGGCGTTGCCGTCCTCGTCGAGGCTCAGGCCGGTGATCCGGCCTACGATCCGCGTCGAGTCGTCTTCGGCGCCGTGGTGGGTGAGTTGCGCCAGCGGCCGGAGCTCACCCCGGTCGACGAGATCGAGCGACTCACCGGCGGCGATGCGTTCCTGCGCGTCGCGGACCGCGTCGGCGATCATCTTGTGCGAGTAGATCCGCCGGTTCGCGGACATGCCGGGCTTGAGTGCGATGCCGCCGACGGTCGCGATCACCTTGGCCACGGCGCGCCTCCCTCCATGCGGCAGCGCGCCGCGGTCCCAGGTGATCAGCTAGATGGGCGGGCGGTCAGTTGTAGCCGATGGTGACCGCTCCAGCGGTCGAGCCGTTAACGACGACGATGCTGGTCGCGGCGGGCAGGTCGATGCTGACCTGTGTGCCTGCGGTGGCGGTGCCCGAGATGACGGCCAGAACGGTGCCGCTGGCGCCGTCGGTGATTGTGGTGGCCGTTCCGGTCCCGGCCGTAGTGACCAGCGCGTTGATGACACGGCCGGGTGCGTTCTTCACCGTGTAGGTTCCGGCGCCAGCCGGGACAGCGTAGGTCTTCTCGGCCTTGACCGAGTTCCCGGCGTCGTCGTAGAGGACGTAGCCGCTCATTGGTGCACGGGACATGACAGACCCCTTTCCAGGGCTCGTGCGGATAGGAGTGGGCGAAACGGGGCTGTCAGCGCCCGTACAAAGCGATCTCGGTGCCGGTCACCTCGGCGCCGCCGGTCAGGCCGGACCACGAAACCCGGCCCCACTCAGGCAGGATCAGGTACGCGCCGGCGGAAGTGGCCCCGTAGCCGTGCAGGCCACCCTGAGCGGTCTTCTGGCCCGCAGCGGCCAGCGACGCGGTCGACAGCACGGCGGGGAACAGGTTGCCCTGGTCGTCGTAGACGTCGAGGTTCACCACGAACGCCGGCGTTCCGACGACGCCGCCGACGTTGACGTACAGGGCGACGTCCAGGATCTGGCGCAGGTCAATCGACGCCTCGAAGTCGACTTGCGGTGGCCAGTCTCCCGGCCCGTTGCCTTCCCAGCCGCCGGAGTTCCCGGCCGCGGCGAGGGTGACGCCGACACCGGCGGCGGTGGAAGACCACAGCAGTCTGGCGCGCGGGTACAGGTTGGACACGGCGCCTCCTAGGCTGCGTCGGCGAGATAAGCGGCGTACAGGCCGTGTGGTAGAGCAGCCTCACCGGCGGGCATCGGCACACACCGGCAGCGAGGATGGGCGGGCATCGGCGGAAACGACTCGGCGCGCCACGGGTTGTGCGCCTCGTGGTCCTCGCATTCCGGGCAGACCCGGTCGTCACCTGCGGTGACCCAGTTGAGCAGCGACACCCCGGCCGCGAGGTAGACGTCTCGCATGGCGGCCGCGATCTGGGCACCCATCGCGTCGGTCAGGAACGTGTCCAGGCTCCGGCCGCCGGTCAGGACCTGCAGCGCGGCGGCCAGCATCTGCTCTTCGCTGTCCCCGGCGATCGCGGCCTTGACCAGCGCGTTAGCCAGGTCCGTGACAGCGCCGGTGACGATCGCGGCCATGAGCGCGTTGACCGCGGCCTGCCCGGGTTCACGTCGCCCGTCGCGAGCTGCAGTAGCCCAGTTGAACCGGCCGGCCCCGGCTTCAGCAGCTGCGATCGCGAGGGCCGCGGCGAACCCTTCGCCGGCTGCCGCGGCCAGCGCGTCCTCGATCATCGCGAGGACGTCGGTCCAGGCTGGCCGGTCGGCGAGACCGATGAGCAGCCCGGCGGCCATCGACCGGGCCAGCCTGCGGAGCTCGTCGCGGTGATGCTTGCGTGCCTGCGGCGACTGGTGGTCGGTGCCGGGCGCCGGTGCACCGGGCTGCAGCAGGGCATGGCGGCGGAACGCGGCGACCGTCCGCGGCAGGTCGAGGCCGCGGACGATTTTCCGCCATGCCGCTTGGGCCGGCCGGGTCTTTGCAGCGAAGAGGCGGTCCTGGCGGCCGTAGACGTCGGCCCATATGCCCTCGAGCCGGGTCAGGTTGATCGTCGCGGCTTCGTCGACCGGCGGGACGGTGATCCACGAGCCGTCCATCGGGTAGTCGGCCCTCGAACTGCCGTAGACGGCCGACACCGCGCCGAACTCGACCGGGCAGGCGTCGAGGCGGCCGACCGGGTCCGGATCGTCGGTGTTGTCGAGCCAGCGCAGCGTCATGTGGGCGGTGAACCCGTGGTCAGATGCCACGTCGAGGCCAGCGTCGGCGAGCACGTCCACCGCGTCGCGGCGGAGTTCCTCGAGTTGCGGCGAGCCGACCAGCGCGACGATGCAGTCCTGGTCGCCGCCGGTGAACCGGGCATGACCAGAGATCGTGGCCTGGACCGGTGCCCGCTCGGCCAGCGCCGCGGCGACGGCCTGGACGGTGTGCTGGTCGACGGCCGCCGCGTCGCCGAGGTACGCGATCGTCAGGTGCAGCTCGGCCGGGTCGAGGCCGTCGGGGATCGCCAGCGCCTCGGCGAGCTCCGGTGGCGGGTACAGGCAGATCATGCACCCGCCGGAGAAGTCCGGCTGCGCCTCGGCCACGCCCGGGCCGTCATCGCGGCCGTGGCCACAGCGTTCGCAGGGCTCGTTGTCGGGCGGGCACCAGGCGCACGGCATGCGCCGCAGCCGCGGCAGCGCGGTGAGCCGGGGCAGGTGCGGGAGCGCCATCAGCCGCCCTCGCGGATCTCCACGCGCCCGCCGGGCCGGACCGGCTCGACGACGTGCATGGACACGCAGTACGCGATGTTGCCGCCCCGGTCCACGACGTCGGCGTTCACCTGGTCGACGAGGTAACGCGCCTGCTGGATCTTCGCGTAGTCGTCCGCGCTGACACCGTGGTCAGCGAGCGCAGCCGGCAGGTGCCGATCGGCGCCCATCAGAACGAACTCCCCGCCGTCGCCACAGCCAGGTCAGCGAGTGCCTGGTCCCAGGTCTCAAACCGGATCGCCCGGTCGTCGATGTACGCGACGGCGGCGTATTTGCGGTTGGTGACGAGCAGGAGTCCACGCCGGTCCCAGAAGCCGGGCACGCCGGTCCCGTCGTCGATGACGGCGGGGAGGCCAAGGTCGGTGAGCCATTCCTCGACCTGGTACGGGTCGCGGGTGGTATGGACGAACACTGCGAACCGGTCCATCAGCGTTTTGATCGCCTCGACTGCGCCGGGCAGTGGCTGGTCGTAGATCGAACCGTCCCGCCATCCCTGGGAATAGGCATGG